CCGATGTACCGCTCGTACCCGATGTTGTACCTACTGCTATACCAATTTGTTTTATGTTGGTAATTATTGAAGGTGCTGCTGGTATTGTACCTGTTGCAGCTACTGCTGTTACTTGTACATCAGATGCATTTGCTTGAAAATAAACTTCATAATAATCATTAGCATTTGCACTATCAATAATAGAAACGAATGGTAACTGCTTTGCACTTTGGCTTCTTAAACCTAAGATAGAATCAGTTCTAATAATATTAGTACCATTTTTCCTTAACCAAATATTAACATCTGCACCTCCACCACCTGTATGTTCAATTTGTAATGAATATGCTATTTCATAGATACCAGTATGTTGAACAGTAAGTTGTGAACCACTGAAAACAATACCATTACTATATTCATCATTTGTGTATGTGATTGCTGTTGGTGTATTTGCCGCTGTAACCACTTGAGTAGCTGTACTTGTAAACGCACCATACCAGTTAGCTATTGAAGCTCCTGATGAACCATCGATACCATTACGACCAGTAGTTCCAGATGTCCCAGCTGACCCACTGCTGCCAGATGTCCCAGAAGAGCCACTGCTGCCAGACGACCCACTTGTCCCAGTTGACCCACTGGTCCCCGCTGTCGCAGATGTCCCAGAAGTACCACTTGACCCATCTCCTCCACTCGCACCATCTAAGTTAACAGACCAAGCAGAATAAGTTCCACTACCTACTGTTCTAGTTGGAGCTGCGAATGATAAAGAACCTGTTGCTGGATTATAAGCTGTAACCTCACACTCTTGGAAGTTATTAGCGTCATAAACCACAATGATAGATTGAGCTACCGTATATGCTAATTGAGTACCTACAGTTAAAGTTCCTGCATTACCCAATGTAAATGTTGTTGATGAAGTTGTGGCATATCTGTCACCTTGTAAACCACTTGTACCAGAAGTCCCAGATGTTGCACTACTGCCAGAAGTTCCAGCCGTACCACTTGTCGCAGACGAACCACTTGTCCCACTTGTCGCAGACGTTCCAGATGACCCACTTGAACCTCCCGTTCCGTCTGTGGCAGATGTTCCAGAAGACCCACTCGACCCACTTGTTGCAGATGTCCCAGAGGAGCCACTAGTCGCAGATGAGCCAGATGTCCCACTTGTTCCCCCCGTTCCGTCTGTCGCAGATGTTCCAGAAGTCCCAGATGTCGCAGACGACCCACTTGTCCCCGCGGTAGCAGATGTCCCAGATGACCCACTTGTCGCAGATGAGCCACTAGTCCCTGCGGAGCCAGATGACCCAGAAGTCCCAGAAGAACCAGATGTCGCACTTGTACCTGCAGTCCCTGATGTCGCACTTGTTCCAGATGACCCAGACGAGCCAGAAGTCCCAGAAGAACCAGAAGAGAAGCTCGTAGCGGTCACAATTCCGTCCGTTGCTACAAGAACTCCGTTAAGACCTCTTACCTTTAAATCGCCTGAAATTAATCCTTGTATTGCCATCTTAAACGTATTTAAAACTTGTTTTATTTTTCATATCCCCGCTCAACATTTTCCACATTTTGTTTTTGCTAATCCCTAAAGCATCTGCCGCCTCTTGCCCACCTTCATAGTAAATTCCAGTTGATTCATCTAATATAATCTTTTTATCTGGGGCAAATTGATAATTTGCAGCTAACCATCTTCCTGCTGCTCTTGTTGCTTCTGTTATTTCTCTAAAATTATTTTCAACAGCATGAGTGACATTTTCTTGACGAGTCATCCATTCTAAATTACATAACATATTGTTAGTCTTATTTCCATCCATATGATTTACCTGTTCCTTGTTTTCTGGATTTGGTATATATGTTTCTGCTACTAATCTATGTACAGAATAGAACTTATTTTTGATATGTACTCTTAAATAATTAGAACCATTAAAATGCAGTTTTAAAAACCTCATAGTCTTTAATGAGAATATTTTCCCATCAACGGTTACTAGATATTCAGGATGTTCTTTTAATTGGCGCATAATATTATTTAACTAGTATTCTAACAAATTCATTTAAGTAGAAAGGTACAGTAGATGCAACAGTTAAAGTTCCTGTTGATGATGTCCATAATACTTGATTTCCAGTTGGTGTGCCTGAAGTAAGGATGGCACCAACATCCAAACCACCTCTTGATGCATAAAGTAAAGTTGTATTTACTGCTTCAGAGAATGTGATGCTAGCTGTTCCTTCTACTGCAAAATTAGAGTATTCGCGAACACCTTGTCCACCACCGCCCGGTACTACATTACCACCAGAGCTACCATTAGCTAATATTTCTTGTGCTATTGCAACCTTAGCCCCACAAAGAGCAAAGACGTAATTACTTACGCCGGGTATAGTGCTTATATTTTGGGTAATACCAAAATTCAAAGCCTTCCACTCCATATATAATTGAATTGCTTTTCTTGGGTCTATGGTACCATTAAAAAATCCTTTTTCTTTTGGAATTGTATCGTTCCATAGGTATTCAGCTATTTTGGCTATCGATAAAACTTCTGCTGGTGTTGGCATTACTATTTATTTAGAAGAAATAACTTTGGTTTGTACTAATGAATGTCGCTCTGTTTAAAGCTGCTTGCGCACTGAAAATATCAGACGCAAAAGATATAGCTTGGTATGCAGAATCTAATTCTACTCTAAGTATCATTTTAGTTTGATACCAGTTAGTGCTTGCTGTAAGATTTGCATTTGCTACTTGGCTTTCAGTTAAACCATAATAGAAAGTTTCATTGTATGCTGTAAAGGCAAAGGATGTGGTTTTATTTGCTACCACCACATTTGAAGCTGTTAACCACTGGACAGTAATACTTAATGCTGTATCTTGTATTAGTACATTTAAACTAGTGGTTACATCCACCAATGCCCACTCAATATAATTGGTAGCAGTTCCCGCTGGTACCAAATAAGTACCATCTGATTGTAATAAATAAATTCTACGCTTAGTAATAGTTCCATCTGAACCCGTTGAGGTATCAGTTAAAAAAATTAAATTAGGCGTGCCGCTATTCTGGGATGCGGTAAAATTTGGGGAGAGAGGCATTGTATTAAAATTTTACCCAAATATAAGAAATTTATAGCTATTTTTTGTTTATATCCTTCTGTTTTGCTACTTCTGCTTCAAATAATATTGCAGGGACTGTAATTTCATTAATTTCCCTTTTTATTTTTTCCATGTCAATAACGCCATTTTGGAATTTAGGATTGTTTATTTTAAACTGCTCTAATCCCTCTTGAACTGCTTGTTGGTAATAATCTTTTAAAACTACGACTTTTTGAGCATCAGTCAATTTGCTATATCTACCATATAAAGAAGATGCCATATCGTTTATAAAAGGTGATAATTGATTGTAATTTGCCTTACCTATAGCTATAGTTAAATCTCTTCTTTCTGATGGTGTTAATTTAATTTCAGTATCATCGACTTTAATTTGCTTTGGTATGGATGGTGGGAAAAAGTCAACATTATTTGTCCTTTGGAAATCATTAAATATAATAGCTCCAAATTTGTCCTGACTTCCACTTTCCATCCCCATCATACTTCCCGCTACACCTAAAACAGAATTGTCGTTTTTAATAGGCTCTCCATCAAATATAGAAATTTTTGAAGGTGGATTTCCAGAGTCTTCTTTATATAAATTCATAGCTACACGAACTAAGAATTGTCTTTGCTTTGTATTGTTTACTATTTCTTCCCAAGCTGTTTCTCCTGTTAATTGTGCTTTGTATGGTAATGTATATCTGCTTAATTGAACCATTTCACTTCCGGTAATGGTTCCTACAGCATTATTAACAATATTATTAACAAAATATGATTTTGCTGCATTTCCACCCTTTTGGAATGCATCCATAACTCTAGCTCCTTGGTCAAAAACTAATTGATTCATAGATGCCTTTGCAGAGTATGTCATTTCATCAATTATATCCATAGCCAATGATTGCTCTGGTTCACCTTTTAAAGCTCTTTGTTTTTTATCTTGTGCTATTTCAGCTTTTGTTTCTGCAATAGCTCCTAATGGTCCAAACCAAGTCAAATCAATCCAATAGTCTTCCCCACCATGTAAAGCACCCCAATTCAGTTGATTTTGTCTTCCGAATACTGATTCTCCTAATGATTCTTTTTCTTTAGTATCTCTATCATTTGATGGTCTTATAAACCCATTAGCTACTAGCCACGCTGCAGCATATGCTAACCCATATCCAACTACTGCATGTGTAAAAGCATCTTTAGCCTTTTCCTCATATTCTCTAGCTTTAGATGCATTACCATTTTTTTCATTTATTTTATATTGTATAGTATGAAGTGCTGACTGACTTAATGCAAATGCCGGATTAACTGCTTTAAAAGTTGACCATGCGACATTGGCTGGTATATTTATAAATGGATAGCTAGTGGTCTTTGCTATTGAAACAATACCTTTAGCCCCCTTAATTAATTTGCTATCTTCTTTACTTATCTTTAATGCTTTATCCACCCAGTCTGAAATTCTAGCTAAAAAACTTTTTTCTTGGAATACAGCTTTTTCGCCTTCGCTAATTATTCTATTAGCCATTTCCTCTGAAAGTGAAGCTGCATTTGGATTTTTTTCATCACTTAATATCTTAAAAGCAACCTTTTGCGGCGCACGCATAAATGCAATTATATCAGTATCATTTATTAAGCCAAGCTCCATTACTGCAATTTGCATAGCTGTAGCTCCTTCAGCAGCATATCTTTGCGGCAGGTCACCCAATCCCATAGCTCTTAAAATAAAATCAGCTCTTCTTGCAGGCCATGATGCTCTTATACGTCTGTCAAGTAATTCTGTTTTAGTTAATAGTTTTTGGCCGGCTTTATAGAATTCAATATCTTTTATAGCTTGTTTTGGAGATAAACTACTTTGATACGCTGTTTTTGAATTAAAATCTGGTTGTGTTATACCTAATAAAAAGTTTTTATAACCTTGCTTAGCACCTCTTTTACCTTGTTTAAAATACCCTAAATTAGCTAACCATAAACTAGACTTAGGCTTATATATAGGACTTTGCGAACTAATATATTTTTGATTTAACACACTTGCCCAATATAATCCTTGTTCTAGTATATTTTTTACAACAGCTTTTGGGAATCTAAGTTGAGATTGATATACTATGTTATATACAGGGTTTTTTATTAAAGTTGGTATTCCTAATATTTGCCCTGTTATTAAACTTCTTAATGTTTGAGTTATATCTGAATTTCTTGATAAAACATTATACATTTCCGTTGAAGCTAAACTTGCATCATCAACAGCTTTATCATAAACTTCTATTGCTTTATTTAATTCCTTTTCATCACCATTAACAAGACTAATCATTTTATCTTCCAAGTCTTTGGTAGAATTAATAGTTGTCATTAAAGATTCAATATTCTTAACGTCTTCAGGCGATAATTCAGCAAGACCTATAGATTCTGCAATTATTTTTTTAAAATCATCATATTCTAAAGCACCATTTTCTATTAATCTTTTTATAGACCTATTAACAATTTCTTCTTTTTGAATATCATTAATAGCTTTTAATTTTTGTCTAAAATTATCAAGATATTGTTTAGATTTTTTATCTATATATTCTGGTGATAATTTCTTTGCTTCATTATATAACTGTTTAATATCGTCTAATTCTTTTTTAGCTACAGTTGCTTTTTCAGATAATGTTTCTTTTTCCTTGTATTTTTCAGCACTAAAATCATTTTCTTTTATTCTTCTTTCTAATTCTTTTCTTTTTCTATCTAATGCTTCAATGTATTTTTGTTCTTTCTTTTCTGACTCTAGTGTTAATTTATCTAACCAATCTTGCTTAAATGCATCTTTGTCCCAATTTTCAGTTCCTAATTTTTGAGATATATATCTAATAGCATCGTCTATAATAGCAGTTACTGACTCCCCGGCAGCATACGCTTTTTTCATTGCTTCAGCTGCTGTATTAATAATCTCTTCTACGCCGATACCCATTTTCTCAACTCCCTGCACTCCTGCTAACTTCTGAATCCAAAGTTTAGCTGTGTCGTCTATTTTTTTAAATATGTTTTCTTTCCTAGTCTTTCTTTGCTCTTGTCTTTCTTCTTTAAGAATTTCTTCAGCCTTTTGTTTAATATAACCTTGTACTTCTTCTCCTTTAATTATTTGGTCATATAAACTTTTTAATGACAATTCATCTTTAGCAAATCTTTCTTTAAGCAATTGCTTTCTTTCAGTATTGATTTTCATAACAATACCTAATGGACTTGTTTTGTAAAATCTTTTGATTTGAGCTATCCATTGACCACTGCTTGTAGAAATATCGGAATATTCTGAAATCAAATCAGCTTGTCTTAATGCAAGGTCATCTGCTTCATTTGTTTTCCCGTCTTTTCTTAATGCTTGTTCTTGTAAAAAAAGATTGTTTATTGATTCCCCAAATATTGCTGAACCTACTGAAGGATGTACTTCGCCCGTCTTGGCTGCAATAATTGCATTCTCAACCCCAATATCTGCTATAATAGCCTTTGCAGCATTCTCTGCTTGCTCCATGTTAGCCTCAAAATACGTCCCATTCTCCTCTATTAGCATTTTTGTTTCTTCCGAAAGATTAGCGCCTAATAAAGTATTTAAGATTGCTTTTTTCCTTTCTCTTGGGGTTTTAATTTTTTCATTGTCTTCACCTTGGATGGCAGTTTTTTCCCCTTGCTTGCTTGGTTCCACTCTTGGACGTTCACCCCCTGTTTCTCCAGTTCCGCTCTGTGGACGTTGAAGTACCTTTCCTGTGCTAGGCTCTTGTACGGCATATTCTTTAGTTTTTATTTTTGACAAGTCTATATCACCATTTTTAACTAAATCATCTATGCCACCTTTTTCAAGATAAGCTTTTAATTCAGATTCAGTCATTGGGGTACTAACCCCTTTTATGTCAATGTAATATAAACACTCTGCCATTTACTTTAATTTAAACGTCTTGTATATGTTGGTCAAACTCTAATAGCTCTTTTGTTGCTTCAGCTATTTTATATTTAGCTAATAAATCACCATAATGACCTACTGCTTTACGTTGAATTTCAACGAATTGTAAAAGATATTGTGCTACAGAAACATCTTCGTCTTCTGCTTTTTTATAAAAATCTTTATATTGCTTATATACATCCATTTCAATGTTATAACCAACCTCTAATGCATCACCAATATCTTTTACTTTATCTGTAACGGCATCTATCTTTGGCAAATCTGCACAATCGCCCATATCATTCATGAACTCAACATGCATCTGATAATGAGTTAATTCTTCAGCACTTTCTGCTAAGAAATACTTCTGGCTACCAAAATAACCTAAACTTTGTAATTGGTTAGCTAGGCTTTTCCATAGGTTAGACTGATACAATTCAATGTAAACAGCTTCCTGCATGCCCTTTTTCATACTTGGGCTTAGTAATGATTTTACTGACATATTTTTTTATTTTCTAATTGTTTCTTAATCTCTTCAAAGTTATCGTTTATTAGCGTTTTTACGGCATTTTTTGTTGACAATTTGTTGTCCCTTGGTATATTTTCGTACTCTTCTGCTACTGTTCCTGCTACTCTTCCACCAAGTAAATTACCAAAAACTTCTCTTATTTCTGGTGTTAATTCAATATCTATTGAAGAGCCTACTATTGATTTATATATTTGAGTTAACCAATTTTTTAAGTTTTCAAATACAGCTTTTAAAGATTTAGTAGGTGCTTTACCTTCTCTTAAATATCTTTCAAAGCCTCTAGCAAACATTTCTTCTGACCTTGTATTCCAATTATTATCAAATACACTAGCCCACTTTTTAACTGCATCGTAATCTTTTTTAAATCCTTCGTCAGTTTCAGCTAATTTTTCAAGGAATCTTCTACCCAAATGGCCTGTAAATTCATGAGCTAAAGTTGATATATCAGCACCATTAAATACATATACAGAAGCTTTATTGTCATTAACAAAATCAATTGCACCTTTAATATTACCTCCTTCATTTTGGAAAGCAATAATTGGATTTTTAATATCAGATTCATTTACCTTAGTTTCCAACCATTCCATATCATTATCATCTCTTACAGAAATAGCATCAGGTCTTAATTTTTTAAATAATTCATTAAGCTCTTTATATTTATTTACTACAGTTGCTTGAGCAGAACTTAACCCATCTTCAAAATCCTCTTCATTTGATTCTGAATCATATCCATCCGGTTGATTAAACCTTTCAGTATTACCATCAGTAACATAAGCATCTCCATCACCATCATAATAAACAGTCCCCCACCCAAATAAATCTTCTCCCCCCATATTACTGTAGTTACTAGATATTTCATCTCTTAATTTATCTTCTATAGATTTCCATGAAACAGTTCTTATTTCTCCTTCAATTTCATTTCCAATTTCAATTTTATCAAATTCTATTTCTAATAACCTTTTAGCCAAATCACCCATATATTCATCAGGTTCATAATCTAAAAGTTCTGATAACGCAATATTATTTAAATCATCAAAATACTTATCAGCTTCATATTCTATTTCATCAAATCTATTAGCAGTTTCACTATCTATATAATCATCTATATTGTATCTAAATGTTTGTTTTCTTGGAGCTACTGTAATTTCAGCTCTATCTTGCTCAACTACAATATATTCATCTCCTCCATATTCTATTAAATCTCCGGCTTCTAACCGCTCACTATCCCCTTGAATAATGTCATATGGCGCACCACTTATGCCTGCTTTATTAACATAACCTTCAATTACCGCAAGAGTATATGGTGATGGGAATCTTACTACTTTAGCTCCTTCTTCAGCTGCTGATTTAAATGCTTCTCTTAATAATCTTAATTCATGGAATTTTTGAGATGCAATAAATTGTCTTTGCATAGAAGTCAAAGTACCCTTTTGCTCTTCTATTCTTTGTTGTTTATATTTTTGCCATTCTTTTTGAAATAAATTAACTTCACTCTTTAAATACAATTGACTCATTTCTTCATAATAATCATCACGATTCCCTTCATACATATTTCTATGAGCATCTTTTATTGCTCTGTATGTTTCATTTTCACCAAATTTCATCCCCGGAGTAGGGAAACTTGAAAATAATTGAGATGACAAATGTTTGCCATTTTTATCAAAAACGGATACGCCATCATCCCAACTATTTGGAAAAGAATATATTGATAATCCTTTTTGATATTCATTATTTAATCTAATTAATTCATCTAATTCTTTATTAATCTGATTAAATTCCCTAGTAGTTTTAATTGTTTCTAAAGCTTTTTCATACTGATATATTTTATTTTTATTTCTGTTAATCAAATATTTTATTTCACTTTGATTTATTACTTTGAAATCTAAATCTTTTACTAATTTATCTGTAAATTCTTTTAAAAATGGCCCCCAAAAATTTTTATTTATATATTCTTGTATTTCTGCTTGCGGTATTTCATCAGCTAATAAATCTAAAGCTTTATATTTTTGAAATACATCTGATTGCAATTCTGCTACATTATACACACCATTTTTTTTGTTAAACCAAGTTCTTATATGACCAAATAAACCTACGTTTATTTCTGTAGTTTTATATGGGTTTTCTGAAGGATTTCTTTCATCAATCCATTTTTCTACATTTTCTTTTTTACCAGCAGTGCCTACATAATTTTGTATTTCACTTTCAGATAACCCAGATGGCATATCAGCAGCTACTGCAGCCCATGTGTCAGTGTTGGGTATTTGCTTTAATTCCCAAGTTCTATTTTCAACTCGTGACCTTATAAAATCACCACCAAAATGCCCAATTTGGCCATGGTTTATAGGCGCATTAAATATAATTGTTTTATAATTTCCATAATCTTCAGCATTACCTAAATTACTTACTCCATAATCATCATAAGAATTAGTTCTTATTTTCTCAAGTTTCATTATTTGTGTTTCCACATCATTTCTAAAGTCGTCAAATGATATTCTTTTTAGACCTTTGTATTTTTCAAAGTTTAATACATCGGTTATTATATCTTTTTCAATTTGCTTACCTTTTGATTTAATTAAATCAGCAATAGATTGAGGGTTAACCATTTGCCCTATCATTTTTTCAAATTGAGGTACATCTTCAAAAACAGCTAATGTAACTCTTGAAACAGGTGCAATTGGATTTTCTATATCTTGAAATAATACGCCACCTTTATTTTTAAATGCAGCTACATCTCCTTTTTGAATATCTGATATGAATGTATCATAAAAGTTATCTAAACCTGTTGTTTGTTTCCACACCTTAGCCATTGCATCTAATAATGACATTTGTGCATCTATTTCTGCATCAGACATTGGTATTGGTTTAATCCCAACAGCTCTTTTGACCTTTCCTAATATTGACTTGTCAGCTGTTACTAAAACGCCTGCATTTCTTAGGTTAATTAAAGTATCTTTTACTTCTTTCTTTTTAGTAGCATCTTTTTCGGCCTCTTGTTGTCTTTTTACTTCTGCTTTTTGTTCAGGGGTAAGTTTTACGGCTGGTATTAATTCTTCATTTTTAACCTGAGTTATTATTTCTTCAAATTCAGGGTCTGAGAATTCACCTACTTGCTCTGCTCTTAATTGAATAGCATAGTCAAGCCCTTTTTCAGGGTTCTTAAATTCAATAGTAATTAATCTATCTGGCAATAAGCCTATTTCTTTATTTACTTTTTGTAATTGAAGTGTTATGGATTTAACATTACCATTCTCATCTAATTCAATTGGTCTTGGTACTACATCTGTAGAAGGTAATACAACATCTCTATCGGTAATTTGTTTTTCACCTATTGAAGCTACTTTATTACCATCTTCATTGTATAGATTATAATTACCATCTTCTAATTTTAAATAACCACTTACGGTTTTACCATTTCTGTCTTTAAGGGTTGCTCTGCTGCCTTCAAATTGGCCAATGGCTTTGCTGACTGTTTTCTTTCCAACATCAACTCCAACACGCGTAATTGCGCCTTTTTGGGTAACTGTGCCAACTGTAGTCTTTGACTGATTTTCATATGTTAATATTTTATCTATTACAGGATTAATTAAATTCTTTAATGACTTGTTGTTTGTCTTAGATTGTAAATTTTCTAAAACTTGAGCTGCACTAAACAAATCTTCTTCATTAATAACTTCGCCATTATTTATCTTTTCAATGACTGGCTCTACTTTTTCTCTATCTTCAATTACATATGGTAATACTTGTGAGAAATCTGGTTTTTCTAATTCTTCAGCTGGAGAACCTCCTTTATATGCCCCATCAGGCGCATCTTCGGGAATTCCAACTTCTTTCTTAATTTGACCAATTTCTGTATTTAACTCTTCATCATTAACCACACTAACTTTATCTGCAGCCTTTATAATATCGTTTATTTTACCATCTTGCTTCAATTGCTCATATTCTTGCATTGTCATAATTCTAGTTGAATTTTGACCGCCCGGTAGCGTTAAAACAATATATGGAGTAGTATTGTTTGAAATACCCTTTAAATCGGCCTGTGCTTGCCTTAATTTGCCCTCTAATACAGATTTGGCTGCTTGGTCTTGTTCTGCCTCTACATCTGCTTTTAAGGCCTCTACGTTTGCATTTAGAACTGTTATAACTTGAGCTTTTTCTGGGCTTACGCCTAAATCCTGCACTTTTTGCATACTTTGAGCAACATTCTGCAATTCTATTTTTTGTTCTTCAAATTGCTTTTCATTGATTACCCCAGTATTATAATAGTTTTGTAATACAATATTGGCAAAATCTAATCCCTGATTTTTAACTAAGTCGGCATAAAATTGAGTAGTTGGTTGAGTTGAGGCTGCATCTATTTTGCTAAGGGCTTTTCCAACAGCCGACATTACTCCAGATTGTCCAATTGTAGATAAAAATGTATCAGCTGCAATCTCTGGGTTTTCTTTAATAAATGAACCAATTCCTTTTGTATATCCGTTTTCTTTTGCTTGGTTATATTCTTGAATATATTCTGTTGGAATTTCCTCAGCTTGCTCTAAAGCGCCTCCTACAAAAAATGAGCCTATTTTACCTCCACCTTGTAATAATTTCATTGTACCTAAACCACCTAAAAAATAAAATGGTAATGTTATTTGGTTTGCTTTCTCTACTCTGCTTGCACTTTCGTATGCTTTATTAACATTGCCAGTTTCAGCAAGTTTTTGCATATAAGCATCTCCTGCATTTTGCATAGATTCCCCTTTGTAACCAGCATACCCAGCTGCTAAAGCACTTACCATAGGTATGGCGCCAAGACCTTGAGTAGCTAATCCAACTCCTAATGTTGGTAATAAAGTAGGGGCTGAAGCGCCCATAGATTGCATAGTACCACCTAGCGCCCTTTTATACCATTCTTTCCCATTCCAATCATATTGACCAATAGCAGTTTCATCTGCTGTTTGTCCTCTATTTAAAAGAAAATCAATAAATTTATTATCAGTACCATTCATTTGCAAATAACCTCCTATATCTGACAATCCTTTATTAAATCCTGATATAAGTGATTTAGTTGCAAATGCTGGTAATCCTAATGCCATATCTGCTACTTTTCTTTGAGTATTTTTAGAATCAGCTAACCTTTGAGCTGCTCTATTATACACTTCATTTATTTTTTTAGCATCTTCTTTAGGTAAATTCTTAAATATTTCTGCACTTGTAACAGAACCTGAAATCTTTTTTAATTCATTTTCTATTCTGCCAAATCTATTATTAACCCTTACATTAACATTTCTAACCATCTTTTGATAATCTTGATTAAGCTGTGCTAATCCACTATCATATTCTGATTTCTTTTGGTCATATAAACCTTGAGCTGTTTGTTGGTCAAGTTGACCATTATTTATTTTTGCATTTAAATCAGCAACAAAACCACTAAAATCATTTCCTAATTCATTTGCTGTTTGCTTAGCGTTATCTAATATTCCACTAGCCTCTTTTTCAGCCTCTTGTTTAATTACTGGTAAAATTGATTGTTGATTTGCGGACATTTTAGCAAACAAATTTTTTCCTTGTTTGCTCATTATAGAATTAATATTAATGCCAGCTTTTTTAGCTTCTTCATTAATAAATTTATCCATTGCAGGCTTATCATAATCAGATTGCGCTCTTTTTTTAAGTTCTGCCAAAGCTGTTTCTCTTAAAAAAGAACCACCTCCTTTCGCTTTTATTTTTTCATCTAATATGCCTCTTGCTTTTTCAGTATTAAATACACCATTCTCAAATAAATTTTTATATCCATTATTTAATAATAGGTCATCTACACTAGAATAAATTTCTTTAGATTTTGACTTTAAAAGTCTATCATTTTCTGCTTTAGCTTTTGTATAATTCTGATTAACTATTTTATCTCTTTCGGGGTCATAAAAACCCGGAGCGCCCATTCCAGCAGAAGTGGTCTTTGAAGCTTTAGTATCTTCAAGAGCATCATATGCTTTCTTGACTTTATTTATAGATTCTTCAACTTCCGATAACTCTGTACTGATTTGTTTTGGCGCTACTGCAAAACCCCTTGTAACCATTTCTTGACCTTGCTCAAGAACGTCTTTGGATGGTAATCTTGATGGTATAGGGACAGATACGACTCCACCATCTTTTTTTTTTAAATTATCTTGAAAATCATTAAAGTCTATAAATAAACCTTGAGTATTTTTATTTTTAGATATAAAGTCAAAAACTTCTTTAGGATTTGAAGCAATTTGATTTCTAAAATCATTTTCATCTACAAAAAGATTTGACTTAGAAACTACATTATATACATCTTTTATATCGGGCATTGTGTATTATTTATATGTTCCACCACTAGCTATAAAATTACTTCTATCTGATAATGACATTTTTTGAAATTCGGTTTTTGTAATAACTTTACTAGTTTTATTATCTGACGAAGGATTTGCGACTGCTGCTTTTTCTAGCCCAGCATTTTTTCCTAAAAACTGCTGATAAAATGATGATAATTGCGTAATAACATTACCAGTTAAATCTATTGTAGATTTTACTGGTACTGCTATTGCCTTACCATCCTTCATAACTTTTTCATTATAATTTACAATTATATTTTTAGGATTCCTTGGGTCAATTTCCATATCTTTAAAACCTATAAAACTACCTGTTATATCTCTATCACCTTGTACAGCAAATTTAGAAAAATGTTGATTTATTAAATCAATATTACCGGAATTTAATATATTAGCTCCTTTAGTTATAAAATCAAATGCATCTGGTGCATTATTTTTTGTAATACCAGAATAGTATGCTTGTCTTTTTCTTTTATATTCTGGAATTTCTTCTGCTTTTGACTTCTTTATTTCTGAAGGAACAAAACTTAATGTATTAGCAACAGATATTTCACCCAATGCGTTTTTTTCTTGTTGCTTTAATTCACTTAGTTTTAAAGGGTCTGTTGTAGTATTTATTTTCTTTCTTATTTCAGCAATATCTGGCAAATCGTTATTTGTTTCTGCTTTATATATTTTTCCTAATCTTTTTAATTCAGTTGCATCATTTGAAATGTCTTCAATTTTTACATCATAACCTCTTTTACCCATTTGCCCATATGCTATGCTTCTAACATCTTCAAGATTTGGTTTTACTGTTTTTTGTTCGTATTGGTATTGTTTTGGCAATTGTTCTAATGGAACTATTTTAATGTCAGCATCTGAAAGTCTAACTGCATTTTTTAATTTCCCTTGATACTCAAGTGCATCAAATGGCTTATAGGTTCTAAAGTTTGTTATATTGAATGGTTGGTAACCACTATTTACAGGAAGTTGAGATGCTTCAAAAGCTTTATATGTTTCAGGTTCTAATATCTCTCCGCTATTATTTGCGCGGGCAATTAAAGAACCTGTAGCTTTCGTTGTAGCTACTTTATCTTTAGAAGCTGCTATAAGTTTTTCGGCATTATCGTACAATGACATTAAATTGCTATAAGCTTTACCATTATCTAATGCAGTATTTGTAATTTCTTTTTTATTTTCAAAAAAATATTTTTTGGCTTGATTTTTTAAAGACATCAATCCATCTATATCATTTTGTGCCATACCAGCCCCAGTGATTTTAGTATCATAATCAAGAAGATATTTAGTCATAGCTTCTTGCTTAGCTTGTTCTTTTTGAGCAAGTTGAATAGCTAAATTTGCTGGTTTAGATGTTATATCTAAATTTAATCCTTTTTGATATGGGTTTATTCCTAGTAATCCTGTTGCTGCCACTTTTTATTATTTAATAATTAATATTCTGGATAGAAAGATTCACCTTGAATTTGTGGATAATTATCTGCTTGACGTAATCCACCAAGATTATTTTGATAAGTTTTGCCAAAAGCAGATTTAAATCCACCAAGATTTGCTCCTAATGAACTTAATGTTGAATATTTACCATAAGGAGAACCCGGTATATTTGAAGTTAATGCTGATGGTGTAGAAACAGGTGTTTTAGCTGCTGCACCTGCGCCTCCGTAAATAGAACCTAACATATAATTACTTGCCGCACCGCCTATCATACTTAATCCTGCATTAAATCTCTCATTTGCTGCTTGAGATTTCATTTGTTTTATACCTAACATTGTATTAAATGGAGTAGCTTGATTTACATCATAAAGATATCTATCTTGAGCTGTTTTCATTTGAGTTGCACTACCTAATTGACCAAATCTTGCGTTTCTTTGTGCTTCTGCTTGCACTCCTAAATTTTGCATAGCAGCATTTTGACCAAGGGCTAATCTACCAATTCCACCAATTGCAGAGCGTCTATCTTGCAATGCTCCAATACCTTGAGCTGTTGCTCTTTGAGCATTCATTGCGCCTACTTGATATTGCTGAGATTGATAAGGATTTTCATTATATCTATTTAAAGCTTGTTGATAATAATTATCAAGAGATGCACTAGATTTTGCTAGTGGTCTTTGTTTAGCAAAGCTTTCAAAATCTCTTTCAGCTTTTCTTGCACCGCTTGTAGCAGATTGAATTATACCTATTCCTGCTTGCGCTAATGCTGGTACTAATAATGGTAACATATATAATTATTTTTTATCTATTATTCAATGGTGAATTGATATATTTGGTAGTTGCGCTGTTCAAATATACGAAAGAATTGGCACTTGTTTTCTCAAATTTTATGACCATGTAACCACCCTTCAAGCTATCGCCCTCTACAAGGCCTCCGGGACTGTTAGAATCCCTTAAAAATGATGCTTGATACTCAGCTTCCAAAGTTGCAAAATCAGACTCTAAAAGCAAGCTTGTTTGGCTTGTACTAACCCCACTTGTATTCATTTGGGTAGTTATTACTGGACATGCCCATATGGTATTACCCGTTTCCATAACAGAAATCCAAGTCTTTTTATCTATTGAGGCTGTATTGAAAACAGTGGTTATTGAGGCGCCATATTGTGTGCCATAAAAGTTACAATAGTTTGTACTATTCGTATGCCTCCAAATACCCCCATCTTTGAACGAGAATAGGGTAGTATTTAGCTCCCCCATCATCTCTGGATGATATGAATAAAAAGACTCAAATGAGTTACCTACCTCGTCAAAGGCTATGGTATATGGGTCTTGATGAAAAGTTAATATTGCCATTTTTATTGTTTATAATTGAGTACAGTTTGTATTATCAGAGCAATCTGTTGCAAATCCTCCGAAAGAAATGGTAGGAGAAGAAGCTGTTGCACCTACGAAACTATCTATATAATAACATTGTGTAGGTATAGTGCCTGTTATATGATAATATGACCCAACAGATAATGAACTAGAAGTAATAATATTGCTTGTTCCTCCACTGCAACTTGTAGCAGTATATTCAAAATTAGGAGGTGGTGGCGGTTCGGTTGTGGTTGTTGTAGGAGCGGCAGTAGTAGTTGTTGTAGTTGGCGCAGCTGTTGTAGTAGTTGTTGTAGTTGTACAAGAATTGCCTGCATTTCTCACTAAAGACCTAGTACCTGAATATACATATACATATCGTGTTCCGCTTACTTGTCCTGTGAAAGACCTAGTTCCACCTGTTACTAATGTTGTGGCTCCTGCGGCTGCTGATACAGCATCGCCATAAGTTGTAGTGTTAGCATAATAATTTGTACCATCACCACCAGCAAAGTTGTTAATTGTAATTGTTTGAGTTGTACCAGTACAAGTTGCAGTTATATCATAAGTTACAGGAGGTAATGTAGTAGTTGTAGTCGTCGGGGCAACAGTTGTTGTTGTAGTTGTTGGAGCGGCTGTTGTAGTAGTTGTAGTAGTTGTAGTTGTAGTACAATTTGGTGTTATTGTTTTAGCTAAAACATTACTATTATTTACTGCATCTCTTAATGCAACCCAGTATTGTTGATTAGTACCAATAGGGTAAGTTTTGGAAGTAGTAATTGATACAAATACCCCACCATAAGCAGCTGATTCACTTGTATATAATTGAGTTGAAATTTGATAAGTTCCAGCTCCACCAGTAAACGCATTGGCTGTTATTTGACTACCTATTCCAGAACAAGTATAAGACAGAGTAAAATTAACTGGCGGTAAAGTAGTCGTAGTTGTCGTTGTAGTAGTTGTCGTTGTAGGAGCGGCAGTTGTCGTTGTTGTAGGAGCGGCAGTAGTTGTAGTCGTTGTTGTAGCACAAGAATTTCCGCCATTTTTTACCAATGACCTAGTCGCGGAATATGCATATACATAGCGAGTTCCTACAGCTTGAGATGTGAATGTTCTAGTTCCACTAGTTACTAGTGTTGTTGCACCCGCTGCCGCTGACACTGCATCTGCATATGTTACTGTGTTAGCGTAATAATCAGTACCATCCCCGCCTGCAAAATTATTAATTGTAATATCTTGGGCAGTTGTACTTGTACAAGTTGCACTAAAATCATAAGTTAAAGGGGGTAAGGTCGTTGTTGTAGTTGTTGTGGTCGGACAAGTAGTAATTTCAAATGAATGAGCTATTTTATCGCTAATATTATTTTTATCTCTTAATGCTACCCAATATGTTCCAACAGCCAATCCAGTAAAAGTTCTTGTTGCTACAACGTCTGTATAAGTCCCTGCTAAGGCTAAAGCTTCGCTAGCATAGGTTGTACTTGATGCTTGATAAAGCCCAGAACCTCCACTAAAACTAATCATAGCACCTACCCCATCACTAGAGCTACCATTCTCACATCCGCCAGAAGTATCAAAACTTACAGGAGCTACTGTTGTAGTAGTTGTTGTAGTAGGAGCTGCAGTAGTTGTAGTTGTTGCACAAGAATTTCCACCATTTTTAACTAATGACCTAGTTGCTGAATATGCATATACATAACGAGTCCCTACGGCTTGACCTATAAATGTTCTAGTCCCGCCAATTACCAATGTTGTTGCCCCAGCTGCTGCAGCTACCGCATCATCATATGTTACTGTGTTTGCATAATAATCAGTACTATCTCCGCCAGCAAAGTTGTCTATTGTTATATCTTGAGCAGTTGTGCTTGTACAAGTAGCTGTAAAATCATAAGTCAAAGGTGGTAAAGTAGTAGTTGTAGTTGTAATTGTGCAAGTAGTAATTTCAAATGAATGAGCTATTTTGTCACTAATATTATTTTTATCTCTAAGGGCTACCCAATATGTTCCAACAGCTAAACCACTAAATGTTCTTGTTGCTACAGCGTCTGAATAAGTTCCCGCTAAAGCTAATACTTCGCTTGCATATGTTGTAGTTGATGCTTGGTAAAGACCAGAACCACCACTAAAACTTACCATTGCGCCTACGCCATCACTAGAGCTACCATTTTCACAACCTCCAGAAGTATCAAAACTTACAAGTGCTTGAGTTGTTGTAGTAGTCGTTGGAGCCGCAGTTGTAGTTGAAGTTGTCGTAGTTGTAGTTGTAGTAGTAGTTGTTGTAGTAGTTGTTGTAGTTGGAGCCGCAGTTGTAGTTGAAGTTGTTGTAGTAGTAATAAATCTATTAATTTCCTCCATAGCAATTATATACTTATTAGTATAAGCATCAAATACACCATAAATACAAGGGTTACCTAAATATGTTAATTCATTTGAAATACCATTATTTAACTCTTGTCTATATGCACTTAATGTAGCCACAAAAAAAGCATTCATTTTGTTAGTAATACTTATTGCAGTAATACCATCTTGACTTAACCTACAAACAACACCTCTGTAATTATCTACAAAATAATCAGCAAAGTTATTCCAAGCTAAACTTGTTGCCGCATCTCCAATACCATAATCACCTGCATAATACTGAATTTTATTAATTAAAACATCTGTATTAGCTTGCAATGGGTTATTAGCACTATCTTTTAATATTTGAGTTAAAATAGGCACATTACCTACTTTAAACTTTTGATAAACCTTTAAATATCTATCTCTAACATGCAATCTTATTACATCTCCAAAGCTTCTATCGTATTCATCAAAGTTTTCGTAAAAGAATCTATTAGTACCGTTAATATTGGTATTAAATTGATATGCTTGTCCAAATCTAATTAAAGTAGGGAAATATCTTTTAGCTGCATTTTCATCTATTACAGAAGGTCTACCATTACTATTTGTAACTAAATTATATGTATCATTAAAGCTACTTTCTATAATTTCAATATTATTATTTTTTATAATATTGAAATCAAAATTAAATGGGGAAACTGTCAATGTTAATTCATCATATACTATTCTAGTGTAGCTAACTACTACCCAAATTTTTGCTGTAGGTGGAGCATTAAATTCTTTGTTTACATCAAAGGTATAAATCTGGTCCGCAACTAAATTATTAGACTCAAGCGGCAATAATGAAACTAAAAATTTTGGGGCTACTGGTACTATATCTGTACAAATTATAGCATAAAATGAAAATGATGTTAAATGATTACACTGAACTTGAATAGCACCCTTTATTGATATTGTTTTTGAATTAATTAATGATTTATTATAAAAAAAATAATCATTATCAACCCAAGTAGGGTATTCATTAGGGTCTAAGCTAGCATAATCATCAACTTGAGTTTGTATTGTATATGATGCATTATCAATAGTAGGAGAAACTGGGATACCTAATTTTTGTGTACGCCTTGACCATGGAGCTGGTCCTGTTGTTATATCCGCTAATTCTGAAGTATAATTAAAATTATCACTATATAATACCCTTCTTTTCCTGTAAAATAAATCTCCATTTGTACCAGATATAGTTGCATAGTGATTAGGGCCAGCGTCTGCACTTTGTGTATGCTCTAAACCAATATGATAAGCATTTTCAGTTCCGGGATTCCCTATACCAAAACATCTACCAAATTCATAAAAAGCCCTTTGTGTTGAAGATACATTTGAAGTATAATTATACAATAATATTTCATAATGCAGCCAATCAGCTGTTCCGGGGAATTGAAAACCACTAGCCGGGTCCGTATCTATATCATCATACGGGTATCTTATTTTTAAAAAATTACCAGTTGCCGTATATGTATTTGTATTTGCTGGCGTAGTATCTATATTATATTGGAATGTAGCTACTGTTCCTACAATTTCATAATCGTATTGCTCAGGAATACTTAGAGCTGCATTATCTGCATCATATCTTCTAAAAAACTTAATTCTATCACCTTCGGTATAATTATAAGAAACTACATTTGCGGTAGAACTAATCGAAGTATTATATAATTCAATATTTCCAATACCAATATAAAAAAATCTATCTTGGTCTATTTGAGTTGTCAATCCAGAATATGCCGATTCGCTAACCCAAAATAATCTTTTATTATAAGTTGTATTATTTGACCTTAATACTTGATAATATATTGCTTCTAATGGGGGTCTATTATATATTTTTAAATATGTTTGACAAAATTTAACACCATCTACTTGCGCAGGTGTATTAAAACCTGCATGGCCGTCTTTGTCTGTTTGAGCGCCAATTGTTCTACCCTCTGCATCAAAATATTGTATTGCATATTGATATCCTGAATTCGCTGCATTTGCGAATAATGTGTTATCTGCACCATATGGAGATAAATATTTAACACCACTTGAGTATAAAATAAATCCTCCAGAATATGTAGCTGTTAAAACATTATCTAATATTGTAATTACCCACCCATTTGCAGTTAAAGCAGAACCGACAGAAGTTAATAAATTTGATACTAACAAAGGAGTTGAACTTGCATAAGCATAACTTATTCCTATATCTGCTCCTGTATTGCTTTGAGCATTTATAACATAAACACCTGCTGGATTATTTAAAGTAGTAACGATTCCAGAAGTGTTTTCACCTGTCCCAAAAACATAAACTTTCATTATAGTACCTACACTACCACTATCAAGTCCATTGCAAGTAGCAAAAAACAAAAGACCACAATTATCAATAAAGTATTGCGATTCTTCAGTTTGTGTTTCGACTTGTAATACTACATCTGTTTTTTCATACCCCTCTGTAATGCCAGAGTATAATAATACGTTACCATTTGCTAGTTCGGCTGCGTTTGATTTTTGTGGAACCCAATCTTGTAGTTGAGCTGTTTCAATTATGTCTATTAAAGCATATATACTATCATTATAAAATTGGAATGTATATATATCATTATCTAATATCCCAGCAACAGTTTTATCTACTTGAGTAATTAAATACAAATCACTAGTAAGGCCATTAGTTGTATCTCTGAATGCTAATTCTATTTTTTGAACATTTACCCCTCCCGTAGAAACAGATAATGATATACGAGCATTATTTAAATAATCATTTTCTGTAAAATTAAAAGTTGGCTGTTCTGGTAATGGGACTATACTTTTTGTACTCCATACTGACTTTTCATTATTATCATAAACAAATCTATAAGAAAATTGAAATAATTTATTACGAACATTGTTTATAGTAAGGTCTGTTCCAGCTTCAACATTTTCATAAACTACTTTTGCCGGCATAACTGGAGGAGCTTTTATCACTAAAAGATATTCTGCTTTCCATGAAGTACCATAATTAGCTAAAATATTTATATTCCTAGGTGGGTTTAAACCATCATTAAAGAATAATATATCTCCTTCTACATCTCTATAATATATATTAACTGATAAAACTTTATAAGATGGATTAAAATTTAAAATATCAATCCCATCGCTATCTGTTTTGCTTTCTAAAACCTTTACAATAGCTTCTGTGCTAGCATTATAATATAAAATGCTATTATAACCATTGCTATTCCAAAGAAAATAATAAGCCCTATCTCTTACTTTGTCTGGATAAAAACCAATTACTTTATTTTCGCCCGCAGGTAGTGTGTATGGTATTTCAGTATTACCTAAGATATTAGCAACAACCAAATCATTGCCAACACCTTCTGAATCCTTAGTTATATTTAACGCATCAATATAATCTCCATTAGAAATTCTATATTGAGCAACATCTAAATTTAACTTACCATTAAACGGGTTATTTATAATTGGCATCTATTTCTAAGCTTTTACAGTCATTCTTTGTGTGTCTAAATTTTGTTCGTAAGCTTGCATCAAGTACAATGGCTTAAATTGAGCATTAGCAATTCTTCTTTGATTGTAAAATTCTTGCTTTCTATCTCTTTTATCGCCTAAATTACCCTTTCTTGTACTTGGCATAGATGCTATATCTCTCCAAGCTAAAAATGATAATAATGCCTCTCTAAATTGAATAGGTATTCTAAATGGCTCATCTGGATTACCACTAGATAAATATTCTATCATCAAATAAGAGTAATAAAAATATTGATTTAAAAGAACTACCCCATTAGCATCGTCTATATTAAATGAACCTACAAATGGTGAACCACTTGGTAAGCCGTATATATTTTGAAAACCATACCCATCCCAATAATTAAACCATAAAGGCAAGTCAGATTGATACCAAGTAGCTAATGTATTATCTTGAGTTAAAGCAAGTCTATCTGGCTGTTGGTCTGCATAATAAGTCATTTTGTTATTAAACTTTAAAGGAATAATTTCTCCTACTGAGTTTAATACGCCTATCTTAGTATAACTAATATAATCATTAGGCAGTTGAGCGGTGTAGTTTGTTGTATCAATTGGTATTTTAACTGACCTAATTTTATAAAAAAAATCAAGCCCAAGTTTTTCCATACCTCTAACTGCTATATTATATAATTTAGCGTATTTGTGGACTGATTGTTCACTTTCATCAATGTAATCATTGATTACTGAATCTATTGTTATATAATTTCTTGCTTGTGACATTTTTAATTATTTGTTGCGTAAGCTAATATATCATTGTGACGAATCAAGAAATGCAATTCATCGTTTAATAAAATGGCCTCCCCTGCTCCCTTGATATGAAAAATAATATCATCTTTTTTTGCTTCCATTTTTATTTTAGCTGTGCCTCTTCCAGTAGAAACTACTTTAGCCTTACAGCTTCTTTCTATGTAGTTTTCAGGTAAAAATAAACCTCCCTCTGTAATACCTTCTGCCATAAATGGCTTTACTAAAACTAAATCTCTAATTGGTTTCATATTATTAGTTATTATTATCTACTCCATCATTACTTGTGTCTATTGGTCTTGACCTTTCAAAGGCTAATTGAGCTTTAATATACTCTACCATAATAGGCACATAATCATCTGGTATAATTAATGTTGAATTTAAATCGCTTGAATCGCCACCACTAACCATTCTAACATTAGCTTTATAGGCAGTTAATGGTATTCCCGTACTCATATAAACCTCTTGACCTTGTGGCCAATAAACCACTTTATTTTGAATTGGTCTTAATGTATCTTGATAGCCTACTTGGTTCATACTTAATGGAACAGCACCAAAAGTTGTTGGAGTATTATTATTGCTAAAATTTAATGTAGCTAGACCTTCATTTTTACCTAATGCTACTGGTATTTGTGGTAAGGTAAATTTAAAAGTAGTATTATTTACTGATGTTATTGTCAATCCAGAATAACTTGTATAAAATGAATTGTTTACATAAGCAACACCATCCATTTGAATACTATCTGTATAATTCTTTTTAGCAGCTACCCCAATTGCATCGTTAAGCCATTGATTAACCAAATTAAAAGTAATATTGCTATCATCTGATGGTTGCCCATTATAGATTTGTCTTAATATTCTTTCTATAAATGTTTTTCTAGTCATTATTGTCCTTGTTGAGTTACTTGATTAGCATATTGCTGTAGTTGCCCATCTTGCAAGTTTAACCCTATTAATTTTAATGCGCGTGCTATTATTTCCAATAAATCTACATCAGCCCATACTGGCTGTTGGCTACCAGAAGCTGGTGGACCCGGATTATATGCAGATGGATTATATACAGGTCGTCCAGATACTGTTGTGTAACCCCAAACAATTGATGGAGCTTCCTTGATATAGTTTAAAGTAACAGTACCAATTGTTATTGGATAAAATTGGAATCCAGTACTAGTAATCATATAAATAGGATTAGTCGCTACAGGGTCAATTGTACTATTGAAATAAGAATATAAGCTGTCTTGTTGAGTATATCTAACTCTTTGCACCGTAGAAGTCAATAAACTATCTGCTTGAACATAGTCGCCCGGATAAGCTATAGCACCAGTGCCGGCATCAACTACGAGTGCTGTAGTTGCAAGCAATGGAGTAAGTCTTTGTCTTATATTTTCGTTTTGACTATAATTTATTCTAGCTTGTGGTCTTCCGGGTTGGTATTGTTGAAACTCTCCTAATAAATAATCTTGATATGAAACCTGTGCTTGATTTATAGTCAGATTAAATTCTGATGGAGTTAAATAACCATTTTGCGCTTTGTTAATTGCAAATTGGCATATCTGATACATATCATTAACATTCATTGAAATAAGTTGTACAACAAATATACGAAAAAGATACAAAAAAGCCCCGTAATTTTTAGGCTACAGGGCTTCTTTTATTTAGAGGGGGAAAGATTACATCAATTTCTTTAATTGCTCTAAAAATGCCTTACTTTCATCTTGAGGGTACATTGCAAATTCGACTAAATAATTTTGCGGTTTTTTGTCAGATGGTATCTTACAAATATAACCTCCATTATTTGACCAATAAGCTGAACCTCTTTTTGTAGTAGTGTCAATTTTATTATCAATTAAAGCTTTTTTAACTATAAATGCTATTTCAACTTCTTTAGAACCAGCGCTTTGCATAAACTTATTAGGTTGAGCTTCAGCGTAAAGTTCGTAGTCATTTCTTAATGCATCCATAGATTTAGGCATTCCTAATTCATCCGTAAATGTAATTCCCAAGAAATTAGAGTGCTTACGCATTTCGTCCTCGGTTGCCAATGAAGCATATTTAATTGCTTCAACTTTAGCGACTCTTTTAGCTCTTTCAAGCTCTGCTGTTCTTTGTGGATTCCACTGAAAGAATGTAATTTTTCTAGTACCTTTTTTGTTAGGATTATCTAGATTAGCGTTACATAGATTTAAAAACTCAAGAGCTTCTACGTCATATTCAGCTACTCTTAATACTCTTCTATCAAAAATTAAGCTTCTTCTGTTTTGTTCAACGAATGATTTTTCAAGTCCTTTTTGGTCTTCTACCCAAATACTTGGATAACCTCTCAAAAGTCTTATTCTTTCCATTCTACCTTTCTTTTCATTCCAAACATCGTCAATACCTTCCATATGGTATCTGCCATTTTTCTTGGTATCTGATAATTTGAAAATCTTGAAAGTTGTTGCTGTATTAGATGAAAAGGATTCCTGCATAGCTTGTGCAGCCTCATCATTTTGTCTTTGTACTTTTACTTCACCTTGTTGTGAATAGTTAGCATCTGCTAACCCTACTGCCTTTAAACGAGCCATAAATGGTTATTTTTTAATGTTTAAAAAAGGTAGGAGCAATCAATAAAGTTGCCCCTACCCGATTATTTTGGTAACAAATTAGTTACCTTGAACGATGATAAATTGGTTTGCTGCACAAACACGAGTACCTCTGTAGGTAATCATCGCGATTTGATTAGTCATTGTACCATCTGTAGGGTTTGGAGAACCACCACCATATTGCCATACGCGAATACCGTTACCAACAGTACCACCTTGAGGAGGTTGTTGATACATAATAGTGATATTCTTGTAAACTTGAGCGGTTTTCGCATCCTTAGTTTCACCCATTGGATAGATTAATCCGAAATTACGGAAGTAATCTACATTTGGAGTTAAACCAGTAGTAACCTCAGTGTTGAATTGAGCGTACTTCTTTACAGATAATAAATATCCATCGATGAAGATTTCTTGGAAACCATAAGCAACAGAAGCCTCTTTTGACTTCTCGCCTTGTCCATAAACGAAAGCACCAGCTGGGTAAGCAGCGAAGATACCATCAGAGAAATCTTGTCTTTGAAAGATATCAGTTAACCAAGCAGATTGCTTAGCACAACCATTAACGTCCATGATACGAGTAATCTCATGTAATTTAGCGATATCTAATGTACCCGGAGTGTAACCAACAGTTTCACCGTCAGCAACAACTTTAGGAATGATACCTACTGAACCTTGAGAGTTAGAATCAATAGCGCTGTTATTTTGTAAATTACCACGCATTAATTTTGCTTCTACGTTGTTTTTGAAACGAACAAGAGTCTTATACATACCTTTGTAAGTAAACGCAGTAACGCCATTTTGAGCCATATCTGGAGATACAGGGAACTCATAATATGTTTCAGCCATTTGCGCTAAGTCAGTGTTAGACCAACCATCGCGAATTTCTGTTACAAAGTTATCATATCTTTCGTCCAATTGGATTAACGGATTGATAGCTTGAGAAGCTTCACCAGCATCTGCGTCACCACCGAATAATAAAACCTCACCAGCTAATAATGAACCAGAACCAGCTGATTGGAAGCCTTGAGTAGTTTGCTTAGGAGCAACTACAAAAGTAAATGCATTAGGAACAGAATCATCGATACTTACGATAACACCCTCAATGTTTGAAGATGCAACACGCAAAGTTTCATTAACTCTTAATGGAGATTGAGTACCACTGTTGTAGTAAGCTTCTGCACCTAAAGTTAATGTAATAGAAGCACCAGCTGCAGCAGCAACTGTGCTATTGTTTGTAACACCCGGCATTAATTTACCGCGGTTTTCAAACCAGAAGTAGTTTAAGTTTTTAACTTCTTCCATGCCGCTATGAGCAGCTAACCACCATGTAAAATCTTCATTGCCATACTTTTGAGTGTATTGCTTGTAGTACTGTGGAGTTAATAATTGTAGGTCAACCATAAGTTGCCTATTCTGGGTTTGCAACGAGATTGAACCCGGCTGCAAAATATTTGAGGTAGGTATTCCTGCCATGATATTTAGTTTTTATTTTTTGCGCCTCCTCCAAAGGCAAATATCAAGTTACGAACTAAAAGCCCATTCTGCCATCCTTAGCCTTTCAGCTTCGGTGCCATTCAGGTCTGGTTTCGCTCCTTGAGGAGTGGGGCTTTGGTTGATATTTATATTCCCGTTTTTCTTTAAATGAGCCAACAATCTTTGAGATGCGGCTTCATTTGCTATTTTTGAGAAGATTTTTTCACGATTCTCAAGCAAATATTTATCTGCCATTATTTGTTGAACATTTGGTTTCCCGTCCTTGGTAAACCATCTGCCTTCAAAATATGAGTCACTATCAAAATCAGCCAAATCATTCTTCATAGCCAATCTTTCGTCTTCACCTACATTAAATGAAATCGGTATTTCGACATCCTCGTCTTTTACCGAAACATTAAATCCGTTGAAGGATTGGAAATCAGAATCAAGTGTTTTTTCATAAATCGACCTTGCTTGTTGCATAATCTCAAATTCCTCTTGAGATTCAGCTTCTCTTCCAGCCTCATTATAAATATCAGGTAACTTTATTTCACTTTTTAATTTTTCTAGCTCTGGTCTAATCACTTTCGCTTCAATCATCAACTTCCTATCTGCGTAATCTACTTGTGACTGCCATGTTTTTACTTTACCAGCATAATCCTCATCAGATTCATTATAGCCCTGTTCAGGCTTTAAAGGTACGAAATATTGGTCATAAAACAAAAGGTCAACATCTTCAGATGTTAAATCTTTATATTTATTTTTAATATTTGTTTTAACAATTTCAGCAGCCAAGTCTGGTGTTAAATCTGAAGTTATTAATTTTTCTAACCTTTTTTGTTGATTTAGAATTTCGTAAACATCATCTGCTTTGCCTTCTTTAATAGCATCAAATAATGTTCTACTTACATCATCTTTAAATTCAAAACTTGGTTGTTCCTTGAGTTTTTTAAACTCTTCTTCAGCTTGCTCTACACTATCATAGCCAAATCTTTCTTTTACAAATTGATTTGAGTCAAATGATTGAGTAGATACCGCTTGTTCCTCTACTTTTGTTTCCTCTTGTTGAGGAGGAGCTGCTTGTGCTGGCTCATTTGTTAAGATAGGGGCTTCTTCTATCTTAGGTTGCACTTGTGGTGCGTTATCATCCGAAAACGGATTGAAGCCTTCTGCAAGCTCTATTGGAGCTGCTGGGGTATTCTCTGGCATAAATGCTTATTTGGTTTCTATTTTATTAGTCTATAACTATAGTACCACTATTGTTAATGGTAATTACATAATCAACTGTTGTATCAGTTAACAAATGTACGCCATACCAACTTGTCCCGTCACCGTAAATTGGCTGCTTCGACTTGCTGCTGCTAAATAATTTATTAGCAGTAGTCAAGGTGGATGTTGTAGCGTAAACTATTTGTGTCCCTTGTGATGTTGCGACATTAAACGCTTCGCTTGCTGTTGGGTATGTATTTTTTGATAATACATATGCTATTAAATTTGCCATTTTTTATCTTTTTTAAATATTAAGGTGCTGCTGTTGTCGTTGTCGTTGTATTACCTTGTAATAACAAATATTTACCAATAATACCAAATTCAACAATACCAGCTGCTGCAATTGATGCAACATCTGTTTTGGTTGTCAAATTAACTCCTAAAACCGAAACCCAGTTAATTGGTACTTCTGGTGCAGGGGATAATTGTCCTGTAATAGAACCATCATCGTTGGTAGTACTGAAACTAACTGTTCCAGATGTACCTACAAATTGTACTACTGCAGAATCCCATCCAGATAAATCTTGGTAAAAATTATTATTAGCATTAAAGGAATCTGTCGCATCTACAACTGTGCTAATTTTTGAACTAAATTTTTGTAGTCTTATTAAAAGTTTACTTACCGTTGCCATTTTATTTATTTTTTATGTTATTTTATTGTTGTTGCATTTGTTGTTGTTCCATCATCATTTGCTCTTGTTCAGGTGAGCCTTGACCTTGTTCTAACATTTGTTGTTGCATTTGTTCCATTTGTTGTTGCTGTAATGCCTGTTCCATTTGTTGATTATCAATAGCTAATGGCACTTCAATATTTTGCAACATTTCTGCTATTAAAGGCTTTAATTCTACTGGCATTGGGATACTAGCTTTAGCTAAATCAAACATACCTTGAATTATAATCTCTCTCTGCCTTGCCTGTGTTTGTTTATCTAACAAAGCAGCATCGCCTTGAGCTTTTGCTTGCATGCTTGATTGTTGAATCTGTGCATTTTGCTCACTATTCATTTGAGCTTTTTCTTGCTCTGTTTTTATATATCTTTTTTGAGCTTGTCTAAAATATAATTCAGCTAACGATACATTTTCTTTTGCAATTCTCATTGCTTTAAAAGGGTCTAAATATATTATTAATTGAGGGTTTGAGGCAATAGAATTATTCATCATTGCTTGCAAATTTGCTATCTCCATTTCTGTTGGTAACATTTTTATTGTTGCAACAAAATTTCTATTTTTTACATCTTCCTCTTTAAGTAAATCTCTATATTTTTCAGCTCCGTATGTTACACTTTTATTCAATAAACAAGCTATTTTTTTACAGCTTTCTTCCATTACATAAATATATGCATCATACATGTATTCAGTTGCATTATTAGCAAGTTGTTGAGAAGCTTGAATATTTGATGCAGCAACTCTTGGTTGTGCAGCTTGATTCATTAAATTAGGGTCTTCTCCTAACTCATCTTTTAATACTTGATAATGGAATTGGTATAATTGAATTAAAGCTTGTAATTGAGGAGCAAATCCTGTATTAGCTAATTCTGTAATTGGAACGGGTATTCTATTACCCTCAGCATCTCTACCACGATAATAAAGTTTACCTGTTTGCTCCCATATTTTTTGTACTTCTAATGGTTTAACAGAATCACCTAATCCTAAATCAAGTTCTTGCAACGCATCAACATCAATAGAAGCACCTGCTGGAACCATCTTAGCTACCATTTGTTGTATCTTTAATCTAGCCAAAATCATTTGCTCAATAGGCTCTTCTATTTTTTCAGGTACAGCCACATTACGCATATCGTATGGGTCGTACATATAAAAACTATATGAAAATTCAGCATTGCCAATTTCTTTAGGGTCTTGAGGACGAATCATATTTTTCTTAATCCCCCAATGAATCATTTTTTGAGTAACAGGACAATATACACCCTCGTATATATTCCATTTTTTCTCTTCTAAATATTCTTGATTCTCATCAAGTTTTTCAGGCTTGCCTTTTCTTATAATTGTGCTACCATTTTTTTTAGTTTTGGTAACAGTATATCCATCAGAATCTAATGTTCTAATTTCAAAATTCATTAAATCAATATTCCACTCATCATAAGGGCGTAACCAAGAAACATTCCAATCTTGCATCCACTTAATCTTATCTGTTAATTGGTATTCTTTACATGACTGGGCCAACATAAATATATCTTCTTCAGATAATGTTCCACCACTAGCTTTACCATATCTAGCTCTTATTTCACTAATTTTCATAGATAAAATATGTCCACGATATGTTGTATCTCTAAAATCTGGAAAATCAGAATATGAATAAATTGCGTTTTCCGGACGAATCCATTGAACATGAACTTCCCCTTCTTCATCCATCCAAGTATATGTACACACTAATCCAACCTCTGCTGAATCATGCAATAATCTTTGTTTTAAAACATCATTCCAACCATTAGCCTCTAATACATTATTACATCCAATGCTATATTGTATTTCTTCTGGTAAGTGATTAAATTCAGAAATCCATTGGTCTAATTCATCTTTATCTTCTGCAACAAATTGGCCTTGTGGAACCATAGGAATTCCAGATTGTTGTTCTAAATTAGCAAGGATTTGTTTATTTTGAAAAACAAATTCTGCTTCATTGGCTGCATCTTTTTTTAACATTGCAGATGCTGAATCAGTAGCAGTAACTGTAACTTTTTCATTTCTACTCATCCATGCACCAACTAATCTTGCAACAATTGTATTACCAATAATAATTGATTTCCAATTTATATTTACAAAGTTAGCTTTGCTGTTCATTTCCAAACGGTCCATAAACACACTCATGTCTATTTTACCATTTGCAATTTGTCTATTTTTTCTAAATCTATTATTTCTTAACCAAAAATAAGTTTGGTTACCGTATATTGTAGAGTAGATACTTTGTGCAACATTTTTACCGTACATGTAATCTTTCTTAGAAGATACATCGGTAGTAATTTGAAACTTTTTTAAAGCTTCTCCATTACTATTTGCTGCTGATATTGATAAAGGACTATCTGCCAATTGAGTGTATTTTGTGTCAAATATACTAAATATTAAGAATTTAGTAAAATTTTAATTAATTAAACACAGGAACATAACTTTTTACAAGCGCTTCTCTCTTGATTAGTTTTTGGACCGGCTCCATTAAACAAACAATTAACATCAAAAAAGATACCGTAATATCATATTCGGTTCTGTTGTTAGGGTCGAATTTTTTTGCATCTTCAAGCAAATTTTCAAAATCTATTGAATCAATATGTGATTCAAAATACATAATCCCCACATCGGTTTGCTTTGTCAAACTAAACGGTGTAGTAGGAAATCCTTTGTGTCTATCAGCTGTTTCTCTTTTTGCTGGGTCAATAGTTGAAAGTGGGTATGAACCAAGATAACCAACTCTTCCTCTATCTCTAAAATAGGATAGATAATCATCACTATTATGCTCATACCAAGCTTGATAGCCATAAAATTCAGCTGCTAAAAGAACTTGTTCATGTAAGGTTTCTTTGATTTGTGGCCTTCCGTAAAGATGACCTATGGCTTTCCCAGTATGTTCTGGATTTAATAAATCGTATCTTCTTCCTATCCAAGCCGAGGCTTTTGAACCATACTTACCACCTTGACTATTACTATAACCATCGATTGCTATTGCACCATCAGATACCCTAGCTGGTTTTCTAGTTTTTACATCGTAAGTATGCTTGTTTTCTTCGCCCGCTTGTGGGAACTGGGTTATAACCCAATGGAAATCTTCTTCTTTATCATTTATTTCTCGCCACCTAACTACTTGGTCAATATCTCTGTAAAATATAACATGACGCTTAAGTTTAGGATTTTCTTTTAAATAAGACTCTCTTGCCCCGATGTTCATTACATTAAAAATACACTTATCTGAATCCGTACTAAAAGCTTCGTCTATGGTAAGAGGTTCTTTTCTAATACGAGCAGATAATGCTCTTTGATTATTTTTTACTGTGTCCCTGTCAGCTAAAATTTGAGCCAAAGTTTTTTCTTCATCTGGATGCCCAAAATCGTCAAAATTTCTTGTACGCTTTGCAGACATGAAGAATCGATAAAGACCGCTAGAAGTAGTTCCATTATCTTGTCGTTTTTCTTGATTACTTTCTTCCCATAATAATTTAAATGCATCTTGAACACCATCTTTTTCAGTTGTAAGTTTCTCTACTGTGGTGGTATATAATGCTTTGCCAATAATTTGACCTTCATCATCTAGCAAACAATAACGCACAACCTCGTGTCTATCGTACACATTAACCTCTGTGGTTTTACCGCACTCATCTGCTACATATCTATGGAGTTTTTGTCCATCATAGGCAACAGTATCTGCTGACTGATGGTCAATAACTGAACCTAATTCATCTTTATCTACATTTTCCTCTGCTTTTTTACCCCTTACGTTTGTCTTTTGGAATCGCATCTCAGATTTTGGATTTACCCCCAAAGACATATCATATTCTGGTCTAAAAAACTTAGGTAGTCGTCTAAATGGATTTACAACCGTCTTAGCAAAGAATTTTTTAGCATCAGAGCCTGTTTTAGACTGAATACCGCCGTTTGTCATCTTTGTCCTTGTAGTATATTCGGTTACAAATAAACCAGCCACAAATGACTTACCAAACCTTCTTTTGGTTACCTCAAGCATCCCCATACATAACGGGTCTTGAATACAATATTCCATAAAATAGAACTTCTCTAAATCTGGTATCCTAAACTTTGGATAACCAATATCAATTGACCACCATTGCAAGTATAAATAGTGTAACCCAGTCAAATAAGTAGGCACCCCATTATTCATGTACCAAAATCCATTCAATCTTCTATCCCATTCTTGTCTTTTAAACTCCTCTAATCTTTCATCGTAAAATTCAAGCTCATCGTCTTTTTTCTTTTTATCAAACTCATCCCATTTCTTCATTGTGTCGGCATACCAACTGGGCATCGGTATTCTTTTCCAATATTGTTCGCTTATATTTTTATCTCTTTCATAAATACCTCTAAATTCTAATTGTTTGGTAATTATATTATAAACATACCCATCTGGAGGAAGATTACACTTCAATCCTTGGATATCTATAATAGTTCCACCTTCAATTTTTTCGTACATAATTATATTCTTTTACCAGCTAACTCACCAACGGCATCAGCCATATTCTCTGGTGAAAATGGTTTCTTATTAGCTTGAACTACCTCTTTTTTATCAGTTACTTCTTGATTTATTCCAGCTAATACTTCTAGTGCCTTTATTGAAGCAGAAATTGTTCCTGCATCTACCCATATTTTCTGCAATCTTTCAAAAGTCTTAATCTTAGGGTCATCAATATCAATAGCTGTAAGGCTAGTTTTATTCAATAATTCAGCCATTTCATTAGCCTTTCTATTTAAGGCATGATATAGCTTACCAATACCATCTTGCTCGTAATAAGCATTTCTGCCTTGTAAATAGGCAATTTGCTTTTCTAAATCCTTTATTTTATCTAATTCTACAGACATTCTAATTCTTTTAATTGTTTTGCATCTGATTTGCTATACCCCACCCATAAATCACCACTCTCAACCAATGCTGTCATATTATCGTTTATGGCTATAATCTCATTTCTATCGTTCCCGTCTGGATAATATCTTAATCTGATAATTCTTCCTTCTGTACCATCGTCATTTTGATATATAATCTCATAATCACTTGAAATTACGGTATTAACTGCTCTGCCTTTTAACTCACCGCTAGTTATGTATAGTTTATTATTCATTACTTCTGGCTCAATGCCCTCAAGCATACCATTGTATGGCTTAAATATTCTTAGCGCTGTAACAAAATTATTTAAAGCGTTCCATATGGAACCTTTTGTTTCTCTCCACATAAAACATTCTTCGATTGGTATTGAGAAATATTGAATATCTGAAGAAGCTTCAGTAGTAGGTCTTTGATAATTAAAAATCTTATAAGTATCATGAGTAGCATTATGATGGATAAGTATTTCAGCCCCAGTAGGAATGTCTTTAGCATCGACAACTTCAGCATTAACCGGTTTAACATAGCGCATATTAAAATTGTCATATACTCTTTCTAGTTTAATTTTTGTACCATCTTTAAATGTATGACTATTTTTACTTTCTAAATCAACCTTAATGATTACCCTATTACTTGGAGCTTTCAATTTCATAGTTTAATTAATTTAATACAAATGTAGTGCTAATTTAATTAATTTAATATTTTTTCAAAAATAAATTCCTAATAATTGCTTATATTTGTTGAAACAATTTTAAAACAAAAAATAAAAACCAAAAAAAATGGCAAATCACTTATCGGTTTATGTTTATCGTAGAAATCAATACGATTTAAACAACCCAAATGGCACACCTGCGACATCTGGTGTATTATTCTCATTACCTACGGTTGGCTTACAAGTTCAACCTACTACTGTGGTAGCAAATGGAGTACAAATGAATTCATTAATTCTTATGTACCCTAGTGGTCTTAATCAACCAGCTGAAAAATTATATAGTGCTGCAACAGTTGCACAGATAATTACAGCTATTAATGGTGGTGGTATTGTTACAACTACAACAACAACTGCAGCACCAACCACTACAACAACAACTGCAGCTTCAACAACAACTACGACTGCAGCTCCAACCACAACAACAACTGCAGCACCTTAATTTAAAAAACAATTAAAAAAATAAAAAAATGGCAACAATAGTATCAATTACAGCATATCAAAGAAATCAATATGCTTTATTAAACTCTAACGGAACTCCAGCAACATCTGGCATTTCTTACGGATTCCCAGTAACTACATTTGCAGCTTACCCAGCTCCTGATAATTTTGTAGCTAACGGAGTAACTATGAATTCAATAGTCGAAGTAGCACCTACTGGTTTAAACCAACTACCCGTATTATTTTATACGACTTCTACTGTAGCACAGATTAATTCTGCAGCAAACGCTTAATGAATTAGCCCCTATTTATTTAGGGGCTTTTTTATTTTCTTTATGTACTGTTTTTAGGTTTTTGTAGATTCTTTCAGAGTCTTCAATTTTACCATTAGCTGCGGCAATAGCGATTGCTAACCTTCTTAGTTTTTTTGCGGCTTTATTATTCATACATTTGTTTTATCTGCCCTGCCCTCTGTATTGTTTTGGACGGGGTGAATGTTTGTTATAAGATTTTTTAGCTCTCCCTGATTTTTTTGTTCCAAATGTAACCTTGGATGAATTTGTAAGTTTTGCCATTATTGTTTGTTTTTAAAATAATCTTTATCTAATTCCCCGCCGTCCATTTTATTGGGGTAAACAAGTATGTCGTCATCGTAAAAGTTCCGCACCATGCCATTGTGGTATAATATGACTTTCCAAACAGTGTTTGTGTTTGAGCCGTAGTCGAGCCATGCAATTGCTTTTCCATATCCTAAAGGGGTTTCTACATCAATAGTATTTATTAATTCGTGAATATACATTAAATTTGGTTTTCATCTGTTTTATTACTTGATAATAATTGTAAACTTGTAACTCTAGCATGAAGCTGGGCTACTGTTTCTTTTGTTTTATCATTAAGATATGTTTTTGCTTCTGGCTTTCCTTCCATGTAAATCAAAGTACCCTTTTTAAGATAGTTAGCTACATTGGTTTTATCAGTCCAATAAGCGCAAGAAACCCAAGTTGTTTTATCTACCTCTTGTCCTTGTTGGTTTTTAAACTTTTCGCTGTAAGCCATTGAAAAATTAATTACTGTTTTTTCATTTACATTGTTTACTGTTGCATCTTGTCCTAATCTGCCGATTACTGAAATTCTAATCATTGTGTTTTGTTTTATTATTAAAAATTAATTTCTGTTCCATTATCATCTTTGTAAGGTGTCCAATTATCAAATGTTTTTTGTACTGACGCATCGGGTCTTAAAATTATATTTTTATCATTTATAATTTTTTGTAATGAATCCAATCCATTGAATAAAAATCTTCTAGTTTGAAAATACATTTGAAATAAAATAAATCCTTTCTTACCAACAATTTTTTGCCTTCTAATTTTTTTACTATGAAATTCACAAGATGGATTGCTAGGGTCTGTTTGGGCAAAAGGTCTATGATATACAAGGATATTATCTAGTTTATTGTTCCACATTGCACCATCAGTTAAATCAAACACATCGGGGCAAGGATAGTTGCCATCAGAGGCTTTTACCATTTTAACAGGGTGAGCAATTATCCAAAAGAAAATATTATTTATCTGCGCAAATCTTGAGAATACAGACAATACCCATTCAAGATATTTATCACTTCTTGAAAACTTTTGATATTCGTTTGTCAATTGGTTGAAAGGGTCAATATCTACGCCATCAACATTCTCTTTCACAATTAACTCTAAAAATACTTCCATCACATATTGTGGAGTAGGCGAAACATCTTTAGGATAAACATAAAATATATGCTTGCATACTAAATCGTAAACATATTCATAAACTTGTTTAGATGGTCTATGTGGATTTGCAGGACTACAATCACATCCTAAAATAATTTCTACAAAATCATGGTAGTATTCTTCTGGTGGGTTATCTTCTGGCGAGAATGTTGCAAACTTTTCTCCATACAACATTATGCGCATAGCTTGGTACCATTTTTTGAATGAAGATTTACCATAGTTACCAATTCCAGTAAGAACTGTAATCTCTCCTCTCTTTGGTTTAAACTTGTCATCCAAATCGGGTACTCCGATACCATCTACTTTAGCATACCCTTCATCATAAATTCTTAAAGCTTGTTCTTTTACATCAATTCCATAAATAACATCTTTTAATTTTAATCCTTCATCAAATACAGCTTTCTCCACCTCTATTTCCTTTCTAGAAACCTTATCAACTAATATTTCTTTATCAAATGATGCACTTCCAAAGTTTTTTGAATTTGCCTTGTATGCAGAACGTATTGCCCTATCTGCCTCACTCTTTGTAAACTCAGAATTCGTAATAAACTCTGTATGAATCATAGAATTTGCTGCAGTTTCATTAATACCAAAACGACAACAAGCTGAAGCTAATTTGAATATAAAATTATTTCTTTCTCCCGTAACAAAAGCCTCATTTTTATTAGATAACCAAGTCAAAACATTCTTAAATATTTTTTGGTCATCATCGTTTTTCTCATAAACAACAACCTTTTCGGTTTTTTTAATCTTCTTAAAAACTTCAGCCTTGTCGTTTATGTAAATTTCGGGGTCGTAACTCTCATAACATACTCTGCTTTGGTTAATTCCGCTTCGGTCAATTTCTGGAAACACTTCTTGTAATGCTTGGAAATGTTCTCTATGTTTTTCACCATTTGCTATTTTTACCAAAGCTTTTAGTCCATTTCCAGAAGGGCTAATCCAACAAGCGTAAACAAACGAATGTGAAATAATCTCATTTTGCTTATCTCTAAGCTCAAATACATTGTCAAAATCCAAAACTATATACCCACTATGCTTAATTAACTGAGCATCAGTTCTATCAGGGCCAAATTTACCACTAAAACACACCGAAGGAAGGTTAAGTTTTATCTTATTTGCTTTTTCTTTATCAATTGTTCCTCTAATTTCAGATACGGTTGATTTACTTTTACCTTCTTGTATTCTTTTTAACGCGGCTTCAACAGAAATGTAATTTGGTTCCTTAGAAAAGATGTTTTTAAAAATTGTTATCATTATTCAGAAATTGGTTTAAAGGCGTTTCTAGCGGTTTCTAATTCATTTTGATACTTCCCTCCACTTTTATTAGAAAGTGTCTGCATGGGTCTTAAATGTGGTATAGTGTTCCGAATTTTAGACTTCCATAGCTTTATTATGTTATTATGACCATCTTTCCACCCATTTTCGACCCAAGACTCGTATTTTGATTTTAACGAGTATTCGTACAAATTGAAATTCATATTGTTCTTTGCCATATCCTCCTTGCAAAAGGACAAAAACTCCTCTATACTTGGTATAGTTTCTTTTACTTTACTTTTATTTACTTTACTTTGCGGTTTTTCTGCCACAGAAACTCCGTTACTAACGGTATTAGTGCTAACAAATTTACCGTTCACACGCTGTTGTTTCTTACTATTATCCTTACTGCGACCTCTTTTTTCGTAAACAGGTACTAGTCTTTCATCAAGCGATTCCGAGTTAATAAAGCCATTATTTAGGAATAACATCTCCAACTTAATGCAGTAATCCAGTACGTCCCGTATTTCTGTGGCAGAAACTCCGAAATCACCAGCCATTAATTCAAATTCTACATCTGAATATTCTAAAACATTACCATCAATGCCTGTTAAATACTCTAAAGTCATAGACCATATAGCATAGCCAGTAACTCCAAACTTTGTACGAATAGCTTTAACCTTTCTATGGTTTCGCATATCTCTATCGTGAGGGAAATAATCACAGTAATTCTTTATTGGGCGAGCCATTTAGAATTTATTTAATCGTTAATAAAATCGGTATCTAAAGCTTTGTTTATTTTTGCTAGATTTGAATCTGACAAAACCATTATTCTATGTATAAAAATAGAATAAAGACTACCATATGGTATATCTGTCTTTCTAGACAACCAAGCTAGGTTTCTTTCCTCAGTTTCTAAATATAAAAGAATTTCATCTTTTACATCAGTTTTAACTTTTGCCATTTATTTGATTTTTGATTAATGCACAAAATAAAAGCTATTATTTCATATTTCAAAATATATTTTTTAAATATTTTATTTTTTTATTTAATTTTGATTAATTAGCTTTGCAAATGGAAAACAAAGAACTAATATACGAAATGGCTAAAAGATTAGATTTAGTTATTGAAGTTTGGAAAGAAGGAAAATATATTGGCAAATATAGATTTATAAATAACAAACTACACAAATGGAAAGATGGATAACCGAAGATGAAATAATGCACAGGATTAAAAATCATCCTGACTTAACTAAAGATGATAAAGAAGATTTTTATTTTGATATACAGATGTTATACATTGGTAAAAAAGGTCAAGAAAAATTAGATAAACCAGTAATTAAAAATCAAGAAAGAAATAAAATAAAAAAAGATGGCATACAATAGTACAATAATAACAAAGAAAAAGCGTTGTGTTAATTGTGGCAATATTGATTATTGGTTTTCCAAAAAGATGTGTAAACAATGCGCCACCGTACATTCTACGCAAAAAAGAATGGAAGAATTTGAAGATGATACAGAAAGTTTTCAGAATCTTGTTCAAGACCTTGACCATGTATTTAGTCAATACATTAGAAATAGATATGCAGATAAAACAGGTATGGTTGAATGTTATACTTGTGGTAAAAAACATATGATTGCAGAAATACAATGCGGTCATTTTATGGGTAGGTCGAATTTAAGTACTAGATGGATGGAACAAAATTGCAGACCACAATGTATGGAATGTAATTACTTTAAAACTGGTAATATAGAAGAGTTTGAATACAAATTACACGAAGAAAATAATGCTGTAGTAGATTATTTAAGAGAAACAGCTAGGCAAACAGCAAAACCTACAAAAGATGAGCTAAAAGGCTTAATCCTAGAATACAGGGCAAAGCTAAACTTGGTAAAAAAGAAATTTATTGAAAAATAATTGTATTTTTACGGTAGTTATCATAGTTTGTAGATTTGTAGTTTCAGCCCCATGTTTTATAATGACATGGGGTTTTTTATCGCTCATAATTGAGCCGATTGTCGCTCAAATACGGCTCAAAGTTGCCTTATTGGGTAACTTTTGTGATTGATAAAGTTTACTATTAGAGAACTTTTGTAACCAAATTGGGAACATTGTACAATGTTTTAGGTACAATATGTAAAATGTTGTAATGGAATTAGGGCAAATATGTTACTGATTTATATAGACTTGTAACAAAATTTGTTAATTGTTGGTAGTCATACTACGCAAGTCCTCCCCCTGTCGTAAAGCTATAACTTGACAAATAAGCAAAAAAAGGCTCCCAAGTAGAAACTTAGGAGCGATACCAGTTAAACCTTTAACTATGTCTTATGCGGATACAAATATATACAAAAATTTAATTAAATTTATTTTTTTAATTAAATTAATTAAATTAATTTTGTTCCAAAACACACAACATGGCAAGAAGCATTTCCCCCGATTCAGTTTCCAGTAAGGTTGCTGATTTAACATTAGGCGAACACCTTAGGTTAGATAACCCATACACATCTGTAATGGTTATGGTATCCAATTTAAAGAAAAAAGACGCTCACAAAGACAAATTATTTAAGATTAAAGCTACTGACAACACTACTACTGTAACCAGAATAAAATAAACCAATATTATGCATATACAAACGATTAACTACACTAGAACATTTAACTTAGGAAACTATTCTTCTGAAAAAATTGGCGTTGAATTTGCTCTTAATGAGGGCGAATCTGCTACAAAGGCTCTTGATTACGCAAGAGAACTTGTGGAAGAGTATCACAAGCAAAATGTAATTAAATTAAAAGATTTAAACGAATTTTACCAAGAAGTCCCAGATGAAATTATTCCTACCCAATCTAAAAAATCTTTAGCTGAAAAAACAATAGAGTTTATAAATGCTTGCAAGACTAAAGAGGAGTTAAGAGCTTGGGAATTAATGGCTAAAAATAATCCAGAAGTATTGGAATCTTATAACGCTAAACATAAATCTTTATAACTATGAATTGGAATGAAACGCTAATCAGAGCAAGCTCTGTAGGGTATATAATGACCGAACCAGTAACCAAAGCGGACAAAGAAGCTGGGTTACTTTCTAAGACCGCACAAAGACATTTGCTTGATGTTTATATTTCTAATAAGTATAATAGGAGTAAAGATATTCAAACAAAGCAAATGAAAAAAGGTATTGAAGTAGAGCAAGAATCGATTGATTTATTGTCTATGTTCTTAAAAAAACCTTTTGCTAAAAATACGGAAAGATTTTCAAATAAATACATAACAGGGCTACCAGATATTATTGATGATGGAATTATTGATATTAAATCTAGCTATGACCTATGGACATTCTTAGGGAATATCCCAGACAAGCTTGATAATTTATACTATTGGCAAATGATGTCATATATGTGGCTTACGGGTAAAACCAAAGCTACCATTGCTTATTGCCTTGTAAATACACCAGATAATATTATCCAACAAGAGAAGTATTATTTGCTAAAAAAGCTAGATGTAATTTCAGAAGAAAGCCCAGAGTTTGTAAGAGAAGCTATGAAGTTAGAATTAAACATGAAGTTTGATGATATAGCTATGGAAGAAAGAATACTAATGTATGACGTTAGTAGAAACGAAGATGATATTTTACGCATTGAGCAAAAAGTAGAAAAAGCAAGAGAATTTTTACAAGATATTGAAAACACCCATAAAAACTTTAATAATGGCAAAATCTAAAAAAGAAAAACAATTAAACCTTCCGCAAAATGCAGAACCATTAAACGGATGCGATTTCTGTATGCAATTTGATTATGATGAACCTCATGTAATTGGCGCAAGTGAAGATGCTGATGGAGTTTTAGAATTAATAATAAAATCTTATCTAGATGCAGGTTTAACTTTTGTATGCCCAACTACACAAAAGAAATTAAGAATATATGCTAGACCATTATCAGATAAAGGAAAAGAAATTCTAAATCAACAAAAGGAAGTTAAAAATTAACAAATGAAATACTCTTCAAGTTTTAGTCACGATTTAAACTTTGGAGAAAAGGCAGAAGATTGGCTTAATAATTTATTTAACAATGGTAAGCTTATTGAAGTTAAAAGCGATAGGCTTATACATAAAACTGGTAATTTATATATTGAATATAAATCTAGAAATAAACCAAGCGGATTAGCTACCACTACGGCTAATTATTGGATATATAGAATGGATGTGCTTGATGCTGCTATTTTATTGCCAACCGAATCGTTAAAAAAAGTTTGTAGAGTATATTATAAAAACAATGAGTTTAAAATGAAAGGAGGTGATAACGATACTTCCGAAGGATTTTTAATACCACTAATAAGATTGCTAAAAGATTTAGCATTATTAAGTCAAAACGATGAAAACACTATCTAAGATTTTTTATGAGCATTAGCAAACTTGCGAGCAGCTTCAACGCTACCAAAACCCCAAGCCTTTAATGCTAATGCTTTTCTTGTTGGTTCGCCATTTGGTTTTTTCATTGCTCCAAGCATACCAGCAAAGCGAGCTGCAAAAGAAACTCTACGAGGATTAACACCAGACTTAACCGGAGCTTTTAAATTGCCACCAGTTTCAGAATTATACGATGCTCTGCCTTTAGCGTTTAATCCGCCTTCAGGATTTTTACCTTCTTTACGTTGCCAAGCTCCAGCCATAACTATTTCTTTTCTTCTGATTTAATTTTCTTTTCTTGCTTTAACATTTCGGCAGTTGGTTTCTTACCACTTCCTTTGTTAGCACGAATATTGTCCCATAAACCGCGTGGAGAATACGAGCCATCTGCTCGCTTCATCATTTTTAATTTACTTTTCATACGCTAAATTACAAAATTATTTCCAATTTTCAGACTTCCATATAGCCAAATCTAGACCTTTTAAATTTTCAGGGGGTGTTGGTAGGTAATTAGCTATTTCCTCCAAATTTGGGGCCTCTGTGCGATAAGGAGGCATATTCTTGAAAGGAGCGCCTCTTTTAACTTGTTTTTCGCCATAATTATCCATTAAATAATTTAACACAGATTGCGCCGATGTCAAATTCTGCTCTTTTTGAATCATATCCAACTTATCTAAGTCAAATCTAACTCCAATTGGTTTGCTTTTTGCCATATAAATATTTTGTAGCTACAAAGATAGGATAAATTTACCAATGTAGCTACAATAATTAACTTAATTCCTTTAGCATATCCCCTAATACATACTATAACCCATACACCCTATACCCTATACCACCAAGCATAGATAATAGCAAGTGCAAGCCCCATACCATAGCCAAACCAATACTCTAACCAATAGCCTAAGAGCCAAGCC